AAGTAATAACAGTACGTTTACAGTTGGTATGCCAGCTAATACGTCTACTGCAGCACTTATAAGGATTACATAATGAGTACATCTTACACTAGTATATTAAAATTAGGAAAGCCAGCTTCTGGCGATACTAACTGGGGTACTACTATAAACTCTCAGTTAACTGATATGCTTGAAGAAGCCATTGCAGGTAAGAAGACTGTAAATACTTGGTCTACTAATTCACATACTCTAAGCGAAGGTAACGGCACTACTTCAGAAGCTAGAGCAGCAATACTTTTGCTTACAGACACAGGCACACAACTTTCCGGTGCGGGCACATTAATAGTACCAGCGTCTTCTAAGTTATACGCAATCATAAACACTTCAGGGCAGACAATAACTGTAAAAACTGCTAGTGGCACAGGTATAGCTGTACCTACAGCACAACAAATAAACTTGATGTGTGATGGCACTAATGTGTTAGAACAAAGTAATTACATTGCTTCTTTGGAAGCGGCTGCAATGAATGCAGCTACCATACAGGTTAATTCAGGTCAAACTATATCAGCCATTGACACGGCAATGAATGCGGTAGCTGCAAACACAAAAATGCTCACAGAGCTTGCTATAAAAACTTATGTAGATGCTATAGGTAATTTTAAGCGTTCTGAAAGAATATACCCGTGGGCTAGCGCTGGTTCAGGCCTCTCAGGCTCACAACCACCATCTATATCTATAGCAGATGACGCTACTGAAACTATAGGTACATTTGACTTGTATGGTAATTCTCGTACGGTGTTTCAGGAACTAGATTTAGCTATAACTGGTCAACTTTCTTTCAGTGGCACTAAAACTGTCCCAACACTATCTGATGCCTCAGTTCGCGTACAGCGCAAGTCAAAAGGGGCTACAGGTACAAGCATTGGCGCAGTTACTGATGCAGATGCAAAACAAGGCGGCACTAATGCGTATTGGTACTTAATAAAGGTAGCTGGAGATCAGACAAGTAAAATAGATTCTTTTAGTTGGTTAGATGATGCAGCGGATGGCGCTAGTAAAAAGAAGATTCAAAGTGCTACTTATGATGATGGCACTAATAAGACAACTATTGTCTATGACAACAATAATTCTAGTACGGGGTTGTTTAGTAGTACAGGCGGTACGGTGTATGTAAGTTCTTCTGCGTTTGAGAGCGCGGGCACTTGGGTTACAGCAACACCAAACGTACCTAATGCTAGCACAGAAGCCCTAGATGAAACCTTTACCATAAGTAAAATCATAGACATAAATGGTTCTGGTAATCCAATTACCACTCAAGAAACCTTTACACTACCTACGTTAAAAGTAGTACCTGATTCAGGCGGTGCGGGTGACATTGAAATGCGTGTGCAAATACTTATGGGCCCTGTGAGTAATGTGGGGTCGTTTACTTTTAATGTGCTACAAGTAGATCAAACTAACGTGACGAGATCATAATCATGGACGACAATAAAGAAGCCTTATACAAAATAGAATCTCACGAAAAAGAGTGCGCGTTACGTATGGAACACATACAGTATCAGCTAAATACAGTTGATAAGCGTTTAGATCAGGGTATGCACAAGTTTAAAAATATAGAACGTCTATTATGGCTTCTTTACCCTATGATATTAGGACTAGACTTAATTGGTAAAAACTTTATTTAAACTAGGTTTTTTATTATTTACATCAGTTGCTATAGCAAACCAGCAAGATGGATCACTAAATACATATAACGGTGATGGTAGTAACGTAAATAGTAACAACAATACCCAAGACGACTCAGTATCAAATACTTACAATGGTGCTGGGTCTAGTAGTGAAATACCCGTTGGGTCAGCTATAACACCTTCTTATATGTCTAATGGGGTAGAAACATGTTTGAAGGGTATTGGATCATCAGTACAGACAGTTGTAGTTGGTTGGTCTAAAGGTAAATATAAAATAGATGAGGAGTGTAATAGGCGCAGAGACGCTAAGGTTTTGTCTGATTTAGGTATGAAAGTAGCTGCGGTTGCTAGAATGTGCGAATCAGTCGAAGTTTGGAGATCAATGTTTATCTCGGGTACACCATGTCCTATATTGTCAAATGGTAGGCTGATTGTAGGTAAGAGGGCTTTTCTAGTAATGAAGATGAATCCTGAAACTTACATACCGGACTACAACAAAAAGACTAAGGAATGGTACAATAAAATTCTACAGATAGGAGAAAATACTGATGATGCCGAAGAAGATAATGATGTCTCTGTTAGTGATAGGTTCCGCAGCTCACTCAGATCAGCTAGACAACCTGATTAACACATCTAACCAAATTGTAAGTCAAATAGATAAAGGTATTGCATATGTTGGTTCTGCCACTGAGTCTTCTTATCTTGGTACTTCTATGTCTGACGGTACTATTTCAGAGTCCGCGCATATCACCTCACAGCAAATTCAAGCATACAACGATGCTCTTTCTAATATGGCTAGTTACATGCCTTATGGTGATGTACAGTCTGTCTTAAACGAACAAGCAAATACCGAACTTGAGCTTATGGATGAAGCTATCGGAGTATTTACTGAAGCTGTTGTTGAGATGGTACAAGTTGTAGAGGTGGCGGAATTAGCGGAAGAAGCAGCTACTCCTGATGATAAAGCAGCTGTACAAGAATTTGTAGCTAATAACCAAGAAGTTCTAACAATTACACAAGAAGAAGTTACCGAATATAATCAGTCTATAGATGACATTGAAACTCATGCCAATAATGCAAGTGCCTTTACTGCTGTAGCCGCAAACGAAGACGCGGTAGGCTTCCTAGAGCAAGGTGCTGAAAACAACAACACTACTGCTGAACAAGCTACATTATCCTATAATGCTAATCAACAGTGGGTTAGTATGCAGTGGGCAGGCACAAACAATGCTACTGCTGTATTGTTAAACGGTTCAAACTTTGGTTTAGATATGTACGTAAGCGAGGCAGATATATTAGTTGCTGGTCAAGAATCAGAATACTACATGACTGGGCCTACAGTACAGGGCTATGATTGCTTTATGTACGGAGACTGTAACTATGAGCCTTGAGGATACGGAACTAAAGATTGGTGGTACATCGTTTAAGGGCGTATGGATTGCTATAGTTTTAGGTATCGGTTCTACTATTGGTGGTGGAGTGTGGACAGCAAGCAGTTTGTACTCTAGACTAGAGTCTGTGGAAGCTAGGGTAATACCTGATGTAGCGCCTATTGAAGAAAAAATATCGCTTATTGAGACACAGTTAAAAGATAACAATGTATCTCAGTTACAAGGTAAACTAGCTGCATTGGGTACTAACTTAGTTACCATCAAAGATAATTACGCTAAAATGGTAGAGTTCAAAGAAGAAATAACTGAACTAGAACAGAAAGTAACTAAGATGGAAACTGTAGTACAGAAAGCTGAGTTAGTTACAAAAGAAGTAGAACAATTTGAGGATGACATAAAGGTAGTTAAGAAAGAGATTCAAGATCTCTGGAATGGAATGGACTACTTATCTAATCCTCTAAAGTGAGGTATATATGTTACAGAATCTTATAGGCCCTATAGCTAATATAGCTGGGGGTTACTTAAAAAATAAAGCAGAAGAAAAACAAGCTAAACACAAAGCCAAGATGAAGGTTATTGAGAATGATGGTGAGTGGGAAGCTAAGATGGCTGATGCTTCCGCCCATAGCTGGAAAGACGAATTTTGGACGATTGTGTTAGCGATACCCGTGTTTATGGTAGGTTATGCTATTGTAGCTGATGACCTAACTATAATATCTAGAGTAGAACAGGGTTTTGCTGCTTTGTCTCAGCTCCCTGAGTGGTACCAATATTTATTGTTTATATGTATATCTAGCAGCTTTGGTATTAAAGGTGTTTCTAAACTAATGAGTCTAAGAAAATGAATTTAAAGTATTTTAAAGTAGAAGATTTTAACTGTCAGGAAACTGGTGAGAATGAGATGTGTCCTGACTTCTTACAGAAACTTGATGCACTGCGTGAGGTGTGTGGGTTTCCGTTCATTATAACTAGTGGGTACAGATCGCCTAATCACAGCATTGAAGCTGCTAAAGCTAAGCCGGGCACACACAGTCAAGGTATTGCTGCTGACATAAAGGTAGTAGGTGGTGCACAGCGTATGGCTATTATACGTAATGCTTCTATCATGGGTTTCAATGGTATTGGTGTTGCTAAAGGTTTTGTGCATGTGGACACGCGGGAGACTACCCCAGTAGCTTGGAAATACTAATATGCCACTAAATAAACTTCAGTTTAACCCCGGAATAAACAAAGAAATAACTAAATATTCCAACGAGCAAGGATGGAATGATTGCGACAAAGTTCGCTTTCGTCAGGGTTATCCTGAGAAGATTGGTGGGTGGCGTAGATATGGTGTTAACACGTTTCTAGGTGTTTGTAGATCGTTGCATCAATGGGTTAGTAATTCGTTTGTAAAGTATATTGGCTTAGGCACTCATGTTAAGTTTTATATAGAAGAAGGCACTACTTATTACGATATAACGCCTATACGCCTAACAACCACTATATCTAGCGCTTTTACAACTAATACAACTGCTGGCACTGAGAAACAAGTTAGAGTAAACCATGCTAGTCATGGGGCTACTTTGGGCAGTTACGTTACTTTTTCTTTAAATGTAGCTGCGGTGGGGGGCGTACCTGCGGATGATTTTAATGGAGAACACCGCATTATTGCAGTAGCTGAGGATGGTAATTCGTACACTATTGAAGTGGCTACTTCGGCTACAAGCGTAGCTACTGGTGGGGGCGTTACTGCAGTATACCAAATAAATGCAGGCCCAGACTCTCAGACACCTACACGAGGGTGGCAATCTAACTCTTTTGATGAAGGCACTTGGAATGGCAATGCTAATTCTACCGAAGACTTGCGAGTATGGAACCAAGCTAACTATGGGGAAGACCTTATTATCGGTGCTCGTGGTAGCAAGTTGTTTTACTGGGATACAAGTGCAGGTACAGGCACTAGAGCTGTAGAGGTAGCTGGAGTAAATAATGGTACTGCAGTTAACCTATCCCAAAGTTCGACTGGTAATATAAATAGTAGTTTTGATTTTATTGACGGGTTATCTTCTTCCGTTGTGCCTAATATTAGGGTTGGCGCTATAGTTACAAGCACTACCGCAGGAAAAATTGCAGCGGGCACTACGGTCACGTCCAAAATGTATAATAATACCGTTGTTAATATAAGTGCAAACCCATTAGATAGTAATTCTGGCGGTTATACCTACGTATTTGATGGCGACCCTATATCTACTACTGTTGACTCTAAAAAAATAACTGTGCGAGATGCTACATTACAAAGAGTCTATGAGGTTGGGCAATTCGTAACTATAGCAGGGTGCGATGGTGATATATCTGGCGTTTCAGCTTCGGTTATAAATGGGCGACATAAAATAGAATCAGTAGATTCTGCAGCTAACACTTTTACCACAGAAGAAATAGATGGGGCCGATCCTGCTACTGCGTCTACTTCTGGTGGAGGTAAAGATGTTACTGCACAGTATGAACTTTCTGCTGAAGTGCCTGTCGTACAGAACCATTTGTTAGTATCGGATGTTAGTCGCTTTGTATTTTGTTTTGGTACTAACGCGTTTGGAGATACTACAGAAACACTTAACCCTATGTTAATACGTTGGTCAGACCAAGAAGATATGTTTGACTGGCGACCTCGTTCTACTAACCAAGCAGGGGACTTTGAGCTATCGCAAGGCACCGAGATCGTAGCCGCAATTCAGTCACGGCAAGAAATATTGGTTTTCACAGATGCTGCTGTATATTCGTTGCAGTATGTTGGTGCGCCAGTGGTATGGAGTTCTCAGTTGGTTGGGTCAAACACATCAATAGCTTCATCGAAGGCCGTTGCTTACGCCAACGGAATCGCATATTGGATGGGAGTAGGCAAGTTCTACAAGTACGATGGGACTACACAACCTTTGAGATGCGATGTAAGGAAGCACGTATTTGATGATCTAGACGTGGGACAGTATGGGCAGGTATTCGCAGGTACCATAGAAGAGTATCACGAAATATGGTGGTTCTATGTATCAGATTCAAATGTAACTAAGGTAGCGCCAGATAAGTATGTGGTATATAACTACGTAGAAGATATTTGGTATATTGGTACGATGGATCGCAGTGCTTGGCTAGACTCCCCTGTAAATGATTTCCCACTAGCTGCTACTAACACAAATAACTTAGTGGAGCATGAAAACGGTAATGATGATGGGCAAGCCGCTGACGTGGTAGCAATAGATTCGTTTATAACGTCTGGGCAATTTGGTATAGAATCTGGCAATAGCTTTACGTTTGTGGATAAACTAATCCCTGATATGCAGTTTTTAGGCTCTGATTCAGCTAGTCCAAGCGTTGATATAACTTTACTAGCTAGTAGTGAGCCGGGAGCAGCCGATAATAGTCCCTTATCAGAGGGTGGTAATAGTTCTTTGGAAGTGCTGTCTTCAAATGCGGTAGATCAATATACAGATCAACTAAATATAAGAGTGCGTGGTAGACAGATGGCAATAAAAATTTCTTCCAATGCTGAGGGCACTAGGTGGCAGCTAGGTACTCCTACTATAAATATGCGTCCAGATGGTAGACGAGGTAGCTAATGGCTACAAAAATACGAAACACTAGTAAAAATTTTACTGTACCTTCGTTCCCTATACCCCCACAAGAGTATAGTGCTAGTTTTGAAGCTCAGCGCGATACAGTGTTTAGGTTATACTTTCAGGGGATTGATGAAGCACTCAAAAAAGCATTGCAGTATGATAGCAGTGATATAATTGACGGCTCTATACCCGACTCTAAATTAGAAGCTAGGTACCTACGAAAAGATCAAAACGATACTACAGAATATACGCTGACTGTTGGTGGGTTGGTAGTGGACACTGACACGTTATATGTTGATGCGGTAAACAATAGAGTCGGAATACTTACAACCACCCCCTCAGAAGCGTTAGACGTAGTAGGTAATGTCCAAGCCACCGAGTTTATTGGCGACCTACGTGGTGCGGTAGTATTTAAGGCGCAGGCAGGGGAAGATCTAACAAAAGGTGATGTAGTCTATATATCAGGCATATCGGGAAACACTACGGTTGTTAGTAAGGCAGACGCTGATGATCCTACAAAAATGCAAGGATTTGGTTTAGCAGCTAAAACAGCTAGTAACAATACTAATCTTGAGGTATACACATTTGGTACGTTATCTGGCTTAGATACTAG